GTCGTCAAATGTAACTTCCAAATCGCCTTGACCTCCATAGCCGCCTTCGTAGTTGAGCGTTATGGCGGCCTGTAGTTGTCCGACGGTGAAAGGAATCCGCGTTTCGCTATCGCTTACGAATCCATCGATGGCATCGTGAAACCATTCTGTAGTTTCGCCGGCGTTCTGTGCGAGCATCACCTTGGTATCGTCGGTCGCATTGCCGCTGTTGTACCAATTATCGATTTCGTCTTGCATAAATTCCGGCGTCATGTCCTTGACGTAGGCGTCCTCAACCTCTTGCTGCTTGATCTTGCTGAGTTCGTCCCAACTCTCGGGGTAATACGGCGCGTCTTCGTCCTCGTCCTCGCTGACCGAGGCGACCACGCCGCCCATCGCTTCCGAGAGCTTCACCGCGTCTCTGGTCAATGAATCGAGCAGCGGCCGCGCCGCCTGATATTCGCGTTCCAGTCTCGACGCCGTCGCCTTGTTCCACTCGTCGCCGCCGACCTGCACGACTTTTGGATCAAGCTTGACCTCTGCCGCCGGTTTTGCTTCGGCCTCGCCGCGTCCGCCGCCGCCGCCCGCAAACTGTCCGCCTTCCGGTGACCCCGCGGGTTCGCGCGGGTGCTGAGACTCATCCCAATCCTTCTGGCCCGCCGGTTTCTTGGCGATGCCTTCGGCCCTCGTCCACTTGTCGGCAACGTCGATGAGCTTGGTGATCGAGATGTCAACGCGCGCGACTTTGACGACCTTGTCGCCCTTGAGCGTCTTGTTTTTGAAATCAACGCCGAGTTGACCGGCCCAAGTGTGATGACCGTCGAGGATATAGTCGTCACGCGAGACGACCAGGCGCTTGTAAAATCCTTCCTTTTCGATGCGCTTCATCGAGGCCGCGACCTTGGCCCCGTCGATCTCGCTTTGCGTCGCGCGCAAGTGCTCGGCGCGCTCGGTGTCCTTCTCGACCGTGTAGCCGAGCGACTTGAGATGCTTGATGAAGTCCTTGGTCCGCTTGGCCGGGATCACCGGCATCTCGACCCGCGGGATTCCGATCTGATCCGCGCAGAACAGGTTCGTGCCTTCGACGCTGACGTTGCAGAGATTGAACACCGGCGCTTTTTCGCCGTGCTCGGCCATCTCGGCCGCGGTCTCGCCCAGCCGCATGATCAGGGTCGAGACTTGCTTGGGTTGCTTAAGCTCGACCTTCTTGTTTTCGAACAGCGCGCGCTGCGCGTCGTAGACATTTGACGTGTGGATGACGCCCTTGGCGTCAACGTAGGCATGCGAAGAATATCCCGCGCCGGGGTGCTTGCCCTTACCGCCGCCACCGCTGCCGCTCGGCTCTTTGCCGCCGCCGCCACCACCTGCGAACTCGCCGCCCTCGGGGCTACCGGCTGGCTCACGCGGGTGTTGGCTCTCGTCCCAGTCGCGCGCCAGCCACGCGCGGGCGAGTCGCGTCACGTCACCCGGAGGAAGTTCATTCAAAGCCATCGCCGGACCGGAAGTGCGCCAGGTAGAGCATCACGAGATATTCGTTCACGGCTTCGACGGTGGCGATGTAGTGCTTTATCGGCCACTGCGGCGCGCACGGCTCGTTGCGCAACGTCTGTGCTTGCTGCTCAATCGAGGGGTAAGGACCTGCGCACAGGCATCGCATGACAATTAGCGTAGCGGGCGGAAGCCGAAGCCGCCAGCACCGAGCAGGCACGATAGCAGCGCGAAGATGACATAGATGATGAAGATCAAGATAGCGGCCCAAATCACGATGTTGAGCGCCGCCGCGATGAAACCGAGCAGGCCGGACGCCGACGGCGCACCGGGACCCATTGGGTTGGTGACTGGCGGCCAGATCGGTCCGCCGCCACCGAGCGCCATGATGAGCAGGCGAAGCAACGCCACGACCGCGATGAGGATGACCACATCGATGGCGAGATTTTCCCAAAATGCCAACGACAGACAACTCATGGCTGCGTCCTCCAATTCGTCTGACTGACTCCCAGCTCTCAAGGAAACCGGGAGTCAGCCAGATAGGCCGGGCAGGTTCCCCCGCTCGGTCCACCACTTGCCTCGCGGCAAGCTCGGTAAAGGGATGCGGACCCTCGGGGCCTAGCGAACAACTCGAGCGCCAGACCGGGCAGTCATGAGATGCGGCGAAGCGACTGCGATCACCGAGGGTCCGCTGTGCCCCGAAGCTTGCGCGCGGCTCGGGGAGCGACAAAAATGCGCCCGGCTGTGGGTGAAGCGACGACACAGCCGAGCGCTACGCGGGTCTTCGGGAACAGCGCGTAGTTAGCGGCTTGTTGTCTGATTCGTCAACCTCGAAGCCGTGGACATCAACCACTGTTTGGTCGCTTGGCGCTTCGCACTATCCTTGTGCGGGTCGAGCTTTTCCATGCGATGGAGCAGATAGCCGCGCAGCAAGCCGAATTCATCCGCCGTGATCTTGCCATTTTGCACGTCGCGCGTTGCCATCCACATCGAGGCGTGCGCCTGCCGCACGTTGTTCATCGGATAGCGGTCAAGGATGTCGGTCATCATACTACCTCGACCTTGTGGCCGCGCTCGCGGAAGTATTTCAGCAACCGATAACGATGCCAACCGATGAGCCAGCGCAGGACCGGCGCGGTCTTGACCACGTGGTCGTTTTCGAGCACCACGCCCGCGCAGTAGCGGTCAGTCGTGATCTGCACCAGCACCATCTTTATGGCCCGACCAACAATTTATTTGCCGCCGCCCAACTACCTTGCTCATTTGCCGAGCACATCGCGCACCAACTGCATCGCTGCCGCGTCCATCGGCAACTCGCGCATGTCGATCATGCGGTTGCGCCAGCCATGCCAAAAGGCGCGCCCGCGGTTCGGGCCAGGCTCGGGATCGCCGCGCTCGGCCGACAAGTAGCCCTCGAAAATCTCGCTCTGGTCGAGGCTGTCGAGATCGGCCTTCGTGCGCACCGGCTCGAAGCTCATCCGATCAAAGCCTCAATATCTATCTTCGGCGGTTGCAGCGGCGCGACCCCGACCGCCATCGCCAGCGCGACCAGGCCGTCGATGCGCCCCGTGCTCTTGCGCTTACTCGGCTTCTTATTTTTTGCATCGTCGATGACAATTACTGTATTCGCGACGCAGGATTTCAGCACCGGATGCTGACCGTGACAAAGATTCTTATCGAGCAGGATTTGCGAAAGCTCGCGCAGCGCCGGGCTCATGCTCTGAAACCCCTGCCCGAACTCAACGAAGTGCTCTTTAATGAACGCCTCGCTGAAACCGGCTTGCACGAGCCACGGCTGGAGATGGCGGAAATTCCAGCGGTCGAAAGCCAATTTTAAAATCTTGTAGCGGTTGAATAGAGCGCGCAAATGCTGCGCGACGTATTCGTAAGCCACCGTGCGGCCTGGCGTCGTTTGCAGATAACCTTGCTTGAGCCACAGATCGTAGGGCGCGCGATCAACCTGCGCCTTCTGCTCGAGACCTTCCTCGGGCAACCAAAAAGTTGGGTGCACCTGCCACTTGCCATCGACTTTCCCGATCAGCACGAGCGCGGTGAGATCGTTGACCTCGGCAAGATCGAGCCCGGCATAAACATCGATGCCTTCGAGCGGCAACACTTCCTCGCCGCAGGCGTTCCACACATCAGGCGCGCAGAACGGATTAACGACCTCGACCCTTTGATTCAAAATTAAATTTCTGTATTCCGATTCGCGTGCAGGCATTCTTTTTGCGTCCGCGGCCTGCGCCAGCACTTCCTTGATCGAAAGGAATTCGCCGAGCGACGGATTTGCCATCGCGATCACGTCGGGGTCGAACGGATCCGCCTCGAGGGGCGCGGTGTAGAGCTTGCAAACCACCGACGAGTCATGCCCCGCGAGCGCGTCATCGATCAGGATCGACAGCAAGTCCTGATCATTCGCGGCTTGCGTGCTGATGATTATCGAAAGGGGTTCGGCTTGCGCACCGGTCGCGGTTTCGAGCGCTTCGTACAACTCGCTGCGGGGACCGCGAACGAGGCCAAGTTCATCGTGAACCACGAGGGCCGGCGATACACCGTAAGCGGTGGTCGCCTCAGCCGATAAAGCCCGGTATCGCGTACCAAGATCGGGGCAGGAAAGCGATTTGTTGCTCTCATGAATCAGAACCACCTGGCGCAGCACCGGGTGCAGCCGGACCATCTTCGCCGCCAGATTGAACACTAGCGCCGCCTGGTCCCTGCTCTGCGCGGCGCTGTAAATCTGCGAGTTTTTCCGGGCTTCGGGTCCGCAGATGTGGACGAGCAAAATCGCAGCTACTAAGCTCGTTTTGCCATTCTTGCGCGCTATGCTCAGCAGCGCGCGGCGCGTCACTGCCGGATTGTTGTAGACTAGCGTTAGGAATTCTTTCTGCCATGGCAATAGCTCGAATGGTTGGCCGACCTTCGCGCCTTCCGGCGTAAAACAGTACTTTTGAATCCAGTCAATGACCTTAGTCGCACGGTTGCCCGAAAGTCCACCGTTCGCCGGCTGGTTCTTGCGCGGCCGTCCCCGCTTGCGCCGCGGAGGCTCGTCGCCGTCGTCCTTGTCAACGATAAAATCGAGCACCCTAAATTAACCTTCCCACGGCCGCACGCCGGCGACGCGCTGTTGCGACTTGAGCGTCGCACTGCCCTCGACCTGCTTGTTGCTCACACGCGCCATCGGGGTCAATCGCAAGTCCGCCGACAACTGCCGGATGGTCCGCGATTCTCGCGCGTGCAACGCCGATAGCTGCGCCGTGCCGAGCGGCTCGACCTCGCTCACACGGTTCTCGAGCGCCGCCAAATAGCGCTTCCAGAGCATATTTTCGGCCACAATGTGCCGACACAAACACCGCAGAACCGGCTGGCAATCCCGCCCGAACCAGCGCAAAGGCATCGCGTTCACAATCGAAGTCCACGCGTCCGCCTCTTTCTGGCTCATATCCTCGGGCGGGGGCGGCTTGGCGTCACCCGGCATCAAAGGAACCACTTCCAAGTCCGCCGCAGCCTTCCTTCCACGCTTTTCGACCATTCTAAAGCTCCACGTAACTAACTGATTTCATGCGTTTTTTAGGCTTAAATATCATTCTCTTTTGAGTAGCAAAAACCAGGCCACGGGGCGACTATTTTCTCCAAAGCCCCAAAAGTGGCCCTAGCATCCCATTGAAAATACTGAACAAATTTTGACATTAGGAAATACGCCTAAGTTAATTGTGGCAAATCTGGGATTTGCGCATAACTCATTGATTTTACTACGTTTTCTTTGTTCCTGATTTCAGCAGAGAATATTATTTTGGCCCGCTG